CCCCGTGGGTGACTACGAGGTCGGAGACACCGTCCACGTCGTCGGCTTCGACGATGAGCCCCACACCTACCAGATCAAGGGTGGGCGCCACGCCAGCGTCGGCGGAGTCTCGCCGCTCTGGTTCGAGTTCACCGCCCAGGAGGACGCGAACGAGGCCGACCCGACCGTCGACCCCGTCCATGAGGCGCAGCAGCAGTCGCGCCTCGACTCGGAGGCCCTGGAGGCCCAGATCCGAGAGGACGCCGAGGCCGTGGCCGAGGAGGTCCGCAAGCAGCAGGTGAAGGACGACGCTCGCGTCGCCCGCGAGGACGAGAAGGCGCGCCGCGCCGCGAAGGAGGAGTCCAAGTGAGCAAGGTCAGCCTCTCGAAGGAGGCGGTGCGCATCTTCACGATCGTCGCCGTCGTCGCCCAGATCGTCGGCTACGTCGTGACGGGCGCGCTGGAGCTCAACTCGGCTGGACAGTTGACCACTGTCGCCCTGCTGGGCCTCATCGGCATGGCTGCTCGGAAGTACGTGTACTCCGAGGCGACCGTCGACCGCGCCATCGCCAAGCAGGCTCTGGCCCCGCAGGTCAAGGCTGATCCTGGCGTCTGATGGCCCGAGCCCGCAACGCCGACATCCTCAAGTCCTACAGGGACCGTCTGCAGGCGTCCAAGAAGTGGCGCGAGACGGAGAAGTTGGACAAGTTGTGGTGCCTCTTGGTGGACCTCTACCGAGGGAAGCACTACGACGACATGAGCACGTCCGACCGCATGGTCGTGAACGTGTCGTTCGCGACGATCAACGTGATCGGCCCGAGCGTGTCGGTGAACCACCCGAAGATCACCGTCTCCGCACGCAAGTCGGAGGACGCCGATCGCGCCATCATCACCGAAGCGGTGGTGAACTACTGGTGGCGGCACTATGGCGTCCAGCAGTCCTTCAAGCGCGCCGTCAAGGACTTCCTGATCATCGGGCACGGCTGGATCAAGACGGGCTACAAGTACTCCAGTCAGCAGCAGGACGCTGCTGACTCGTCCGAGTCGGGGGATGCGGGCTACGACGGCGAGCCCGCAGACGACTACGCAGACCCGAAGCCCGACGCCACCGTCGAGGCGAACACGGTCATCACCGAGGACCGCCCCTTCGGCGAGCGCGTGTCTCCGCACGACATCTACGTCGATCCGATGGGCACGTGCATGGACGACATCGGCTGGATCGCTCAGCGCATCCGCCGATCGGTGAAGGCCGTCCAGCAGGACAAGCGCTACCTCAAGGCTGGCCGCGACAAGGTCGTGAGCGGTTCGTACGCCAAGTACGACGGCGAAGACAGCTACGCCAAGAAGGACTACCGCTCCGAGCGGGATCCGAGCGGCGGCTACGTGGACGTGTGGGAGTTCTACGACCTGCGTCGCAAGACGGTCTGCACGTTCTGCGACACCACCGACCAGAAGGACGCCACGTTCCTCATCAAGCCCGCGCCGTCCCCCTTCGCGTTCGGCCACCCGTTCGTGATGATCCGCAACTACGAGGTGCCCGAGCACTTCTACCCGATGGGCGACCTCGAAGCGCTGGAGCCGCTGCAGCGGGAGTTGAACGAGACGCGCACGCAGATGCTGAACCACCGCAAGCGCTACCAGCGCAAGTGGCTGTTCCGCGAGGCGTCGTTCGACCCGAAGGGTCGCTCGGCGCTGGAGTCCGACGAGGACAACACGATGGTCCCCGTCATGGGCAACGAGCCCCTGACGGACGTGATGATGCCGATTCCTGCCATCCCGATCCCTCCCGACTTCTATCAGCAGTCGGAGTTGATCGAGCAGGACATCGACCGCATCACGGGCGTGTCCGAGTACCAGCGCGGCGGGATGCCCGAGGTCCGCAGGACCGCCACCGAGGCGGCGATGATGCAGGACGCCGCCAACGCGCGTTCCGCCGACAAGTTGGCGATCGTCGAAGGCTTCATCGCGGTGATCGCGTCGCGCCTGATCGCGCTCGCGCAGGAGATGCTGACTGGCGACCAGGTGGTCCGCGTGGTCGGCGTCAACGGCGGGCCACACTGGCTGCAGTTCGACCGCGAGTGGATCCAGGGCGAGTTCGACTTCGAGGTGGAGGCTGGCTCGACCCAGCCGAACAATGAGTCGTTCCGCCGTCAGTCGGCGCTGCAGATGATGGACGCGATGGCGCCCCTCATCGGCGCTGGCGTGATCAACCTGCCGAAGTTGGCGGCGCACGTGCTGCGCGACGGCTTCGGGATCAGCAACCCTGAGATGTACGTCGACCCGATGGGTATGGCTGGCATGACCCCCATGATGCCGCCGATGGGCCCAGAGGGGTCTGGGGGCGCCCCCCCTGGGCCTCCCGACGGGTCGGGCGGTCCCCCTCCGCCGACGGGCGGTGGGGGCCAGCCGCCAATGCCGATGCCGCCAGCCCCAGGGATGGGCGGGAACATCGACCCGAAGACGCTCGCCATGCTCTCCACGAAGGTTGGCCTGGATACCCCCAACTTGGGCTGACGTACCAAAGTACGCCAAGAGTTGAAGGCCCGACCAACCCTTGAGGAGTCTTAGGTGCCCGAAGAGATCCAGCCAGAAGCCGCCCCCGTCGCAGACGGACAAGGGGCAGAGGCAGAAGGGGGCGCAGCCGCCGTCGAGGCGAGCGAGCCCCAGTACTTCGATCCCACCCCCTACGCTGACCAACTCACGAAGGTCGTCGTAGACGGGGAAGAGATCGAGGTTCCCGTTGCTGAGTTGCTTGGCGGGTACAGCCGCACTGCGGACTACACGCGCAAGAGCCAGCAACTCGCTGCACAGCGGCAAGAGCTGCAGTTCGCGAACGTCATCGCCGAGGCGCTGGCGGAGGATCCGCAGCGGGCCATCGAGTACCTCTCGCAGAGATACGGGCTCCAGGTGGCACCTGTTCAGCAGGAAGAGGAAGAGTTCCTCGACCCGCTGGAGAAGCAGGTGCGTGACCAGGGGCGCTGGATCGAAGAGCGGGCCAAGATGGACGCTGACATCCTGCTCGAACGGCAGATCGCCGAGGCGCAGCAACTGTGGGACGACGTCGACCCGAGGGAAGCCGTCGCCTACGCCCTCCAGCGAGGCTGGGAAGGGCGCACTGCGATCCAAGACGCCTTCGCGGCGCTCGCGGGCCAGCGTGTCCTCGCCGAACGAGCCGCCCAGCGGCAGATGTCGACCCAGCAGCAGGCAGCCGAGCAGGCCGCGATCGCGGCCAAGCAGAGGCTGAACGGCTCGGTGGAGCAAGGCGCAGGTGCGGGACAGGGTTCGACCGTCACAGGCCCACAGCAGGCCTCAACGATCGCAGAGGCATGGGAGATGGCCAAGCAGCAGCTTGGCATGTCCTAAGCCCCAACCCCAGGAGCAACCATGGCTGGTAACCCGAACTTCGACGCCCTCCTCGCCACCACGCTGGCGAACTACGACAACAAGCTGACCGACAACATCTTCTCTGCGCGGCCGTTCCAGTACTGGCTGATGCAGGCTGGCCGCATCAAGTCCAAGAGCGGCGGCGTGAAGATCGTCGAGCAGTTGATCTACGGGATGAACACGACCGCTGGCTCGTACAGCGGCTACGACACCATCTCGCTGACCGCCCAGGACGGCATCACCGCTGCCGAGTACCCCTGGAAGCAGTACGCGGCCTCCATCGCCATCAACGGCCTCGAAGAGGCGCAGAACAGTGGCGAGGCGGAACTGATCGATCTTCTGGAGTCGAAGATCATGCAGACCGAGGAGACGCTCAAGGAGAAGTTCGACCAGATGTTCCTGCAGTCCGATGGGACGGGGAACTCGGGCAAGGACTGGCTCGGCCTCGCTGCCCTCGTCGGCGACCAGACGGACTCGGTCACGACCGTCGGCAACATCGACGCCACGTCGTTCACCTGGTGGCGGTCCTACAAGGAGGCGACCGCTGGGTCGCTGACCCTGGCGCAACTGTCCACCGCGTTCAACTCGGTGTCGGTCGGCAACGACCAGCCCGACCTGGCGCTGACCACGCAGACGCTCTACGAGCGCTACGAGGGCCTGCTCCAGCCGAACCAGCGGTTCACGGACCCGAAGACCGCCCAGGCGGGCTTCCAGAACCTGCTCTACAAGGGCAGCGTCACGATGTGGGACGTCTACACCACCGCGGGCATCTGGTACTTCCTGAACTCGAAGTACCTCAAGCTGGTCAAGCACAGCGACAAGTGGATGGAGCGGACGCCGTTCATCCGTCCCGAGAACATGGACGCTCGGTACGCGCTCCTGCTCTCGTACGGCAACCTGGTGTGCAGCAACCGCAAGCGCCAGGGCAAGTTGACGGCGAAGACCGCCTGAGCAGTCCACACGATCAGGGCGGGGGGAGGAAGCCCCCCGCCCAGGAACGGAGCCATCATGGGCGCAGTTGCAATCACCAAGAAGCAGGAACTCGGCGGGCTCGGGTTGGAGCAGGGGAAGCGCTACGTGCGCTGCACCCTGACCCCGACTGGCACGTACGCCACTGGCGGGGACACGATCCCGCCCCTGACGCTCGGCCTCAAGAACGTCACCGAGATGTTCCTGTGCCTCAAGGGCAAGGTTGGCGGACTGGCCGTCACCCCCAGCACGATGGCCGCTCGGCCGTCGCTGTCGGGGACTGCCACCGTCCCGTTGATCCAGTGGCACGTCGGTTCGGGTACGCCCACCGAGGTCGCCAACGCCACCAACCTCACGGCCACGTCGTGTGACGTGATCTTCGGAGGCGACTGAGAACCACGGCCGATGTCGTGATGCTGGAGGGGGTCGGGCTGCCGCTCGGCCCCCTCTTTCGTACCAGGGAGGACTGAAAGACGATGACTGCTCCTGCTCAGACCATGAACCCCACTGGCGCAGGCGTGCCTGCTGGCTCGCTGATCGGTGAGCGGGTCGCCCTGCAAGCGGTCGACTCGCAGTCCCGCTCGGGGCAGGCGCAGCCTGCCTTCTCGACGGTCGAGTACATCGACCCGCGCAAGGGCTTCTGCAAGGCGAAGGACAACACGTGCGGGGCTCGTCGGGTGACGAACTCCCTCTTCTGCGCTGGTCACAAGCGCAGCCACGAAGCGGGGCGCGATGTCAACGCTGGCTGAACTGCAGACGTACGTTCGCTCGACGCTTGACGTCACCGCTACCGACCTCCCCGACGCGCTGCTCAACGTCTGGCTGCTCGACGGCTACAACCGCGCCCTCACGCAGGAGGAGCGCTGGCCCTTCTTCGAGATCGTCACGTCGCTGACCGCCGTCGTCGGCCAGCGGTCGTACGCGATCAACGCGATCCCTTCGGTCCCTGGCACCACGCTGCGGTCTGTCTCCGCCCTCATCGACACAGGCGCTCTCGGCAATGGCTGGGGCCTGCAGTTGGTGAACCACGACGCCGCCTCGGCGAAGTGGGTCGGCGTGCTCGACACGCCAGGCCAGCCCCTGTTCTACAGCAAGCGGACCCAGCAGGTTCACCTCTGGCCGAAGCCGAACGCGCTGTACCAGTACACCGTGCTCGGCTACCGCACGCCCGTCAACTGGATCCTGTTGGGGTCGGGCTCGGCGCCCGACTGCGATGACAGGCTACACATCCCGATCGCCGACTGGGCTCTCTGCCGCTACTTCAAGCAGCAGGAAGATCCCGTGATGGCGCAAGCCTACGAGCAGTCCTTCAAGGACGGCGTGGCGATGGCTCACGACTCGATCATGCGGATCGATGCCGACTACCCGCTCATCCTCAACCGAGGCTTCGCGAGTCCTTCGGCTGCCTGGTGGCTGCAGTCGCTTGGACGGAACTTGGGCCACTGATGCCCCGCCCTGTCCACGCCATTGAGATCACCTCGTTCGATGGTGGCTGGAACCTGGATGCCGACCAGTTCAAGCTGAAGGACAACGAGACGCCAGAGATCTACAACATGATGCTGCAGCGCGACGGCAGCGTCGTCACCCGACGCGGGATGACGACGTGGGGGAGCGGCCCCTGGGGGGCCAACTACCCTGGCAACTC